TAATCTGAAAACGAAACGTGAGGTTTTTAGTGGTGCCAACCTGTTATTTTGATTAGATAAAGCTTTGCTGTCTCCTGACTAACGGCTTCGCTTATGGCAGCTTTCTTAGTTCAGATCCATTGACTCCATTTATCATCTTCCTGCAGCCGCCCGTTCTTATAGAAAATGCGCATCCCCGCGCCTGAATTGAGACTGCCACCGCACAGAAGCAGATTTGTTTCAGTTTCTTCACCGGTAAAGCCCCTCGTTTTCAGCTCTGCAACAAGAGCAGCCCGCTGAACATCGTCAATTTCCTGCTTATAACTCTGCTTCTGGCGCGGCTTCACCACCCGAAGACGCGCCAGCAGATCCCGGCGCTGTTTTCTGGTCATATTGTCGAAGTCTGCCGGGCCATACAGAGGCGTTTCGCCTGGTTCTATAGGTTCAACAGATACCGGATTGCCCCCTGAAATGTTCAGTTTTTCAACAGGGGGACAGTTATTGCCACGAGTCCAAGGGGCGCTAGCGCCCTGGTCGGCTGTCGCCTCCTGAACGTCAACTGCTTTACGGACCATTTTCCACTTCGTTGCGTGTGTGCAGATGCGGCCTGCTACTAACGGGGACCAGATGCCATAAATGCGGGTGCCGTGATCACCGTAAGGGGTCGGCTCGTCGTTAAGCTCGTATGCTGTTCTGACGATGTGATGTTTACGAGGAACCAGCACGCCGCCCTGTTTCATGATGTAGGTGGCAAAGCAGCCCACATCTGCAGCGGCCAGAACCGCATCCAATTGCGCGTTTTCAAGAACCGGCGCACCGGCCTTTTTGTCGCTCTGATTTCTCAGCGCCTGACCGGCAAGCAGGCGCAGTTCCCGGTAAGCCTGACGGCCCGGAATACCAAAGAAGCGGAACTGCTGAACGCGATGAAGTGACGCCCACGCGCCTACGTTCTCCGCGCTATCACGCAGTGATTTACCTGTTTCTGCACTGATTTCATCAGACAGGCCACGGCCATCAATATTTTTACTGACGTATTTAGCGATATAACTGGTCGGTGAACCTTTGCGCGGGTTGATTAGTTCAGCTTTAAAGCGCGGCCCGGTATTGTTGCCAAGTTCTTCGCGGTCCTCACGAATGGCAAATTTCCGCAGCAGTGCGGTGACTGAACGGCGCTCTTTTTTGCGCATGAAGCACAGCAGGTGCCAGTGTACGGTGCCATCATGATGCGGCTCAGCAACCCGCACGCCATACCAGCGCATCCCGGCTTTATGCATGGCCTTGCGGAAGGCAGCGAAGGTATCAACCAGATAATCACTGCTCTGGCGAACGGTGGCCGTGGTCCACTTCGGATTCGGTCTGCCGTTGTTCAGCGTAGCGTGGAAACGTGACGGGCAGGTGATAGTGTAAAATACGGCACAGTCGCCGCGCATTTCCGCAATAAGCTCCAGCCCCTTAACGCAGGCCATCATTTCATTGCGGCGGTGTGCCGGGTTGCTGTTACTGGCATTTACCACGTCTTCCATATCGAGCGTATCGCCTTCATTGCTCACCAGCTCATGCGAACGGAAAAACTCCAGAGACTTCCTGCGCTGCTCACGTTTATGGATCACGGCTTCAAAGCTGACGTAGGGGGACGCTTTTTTGTTGACCAGGCAGACAGCGCGCAGCTGCTCTTCACGCCATTCACAACGCAGCTGCCACAGCTTGCGATACCACCAGTCCGCGCAGAGCATACGGGCCAGCGATGGCGGGATCAGATCATAGGGCACAGGCTTGCGACGGCGGTTTTTACGGCGCAAGTGCTCAAAGGCCGGGGGGATTACGTCCAGACGCATCGCTTCTGCCGCAACAATTTCCCATGCATGGCGGACCTGCTCCGGCGTTACGTCATCACTGACGAACAGATGACCGCTGGCTTTATCCAGACACATACTCATGTGAGCAGCAACCAGCGTTGATAAACGCTTGACCTGATTCTGGTTCATTTCTGGTAACGCCAGCAGGCCGTCCATCCCGTCGTGACCGGCCATAAAACGGAATGACGCAGAAATCTGGCTTTCGCGCACGCGGGCCAGCCTTTCAAGGCAGGGACGGATGGTTTCGCGCAGGTAACGGGAATAAGCCTGCGGCCTGCCGAGATTGTGGAAAAACTTAACGCGCTCCATGAGAGGCTTACTGATGTGCGAAGGCTGCGCGCTGACATCGGCCACAATGACCAGATCGGGATTGAACTGCTGCTGTTCGCGGGCCATCTTTGCCCGGCTGACAATTCTGTCCTGCACAATTTCGCGCTGGACAGGATCGCGGGACTCGTTGAAAAAGTAGCGGTCCCAAACCTCATCACTCATTGCCTCACGGCGCAGCTGCTCCTGCTCGTTATCTGCAGCATAAAGACTGATCAGGTTTGAAAGCGCGGACACCGGCGCAACTTCCGCCGGGTCCAGCTGTGGATTGATTGCCTTTTTAGGGGCGTTCCATGGGTATGCGAAAACCTGAGTCATTACACCGCCAGACTCATGTGACGCACTGCGATGATTTCAGATGCGCGCTTGCTTTCACCCGCAGCCACGCCAACAGAGCGGGCGGCAGTGACTTTTGTCAGGTCAAATTCACGGAAGATACTGCGGGTAAACAGGGTGTCGCTGTTTGAAACGATGACCGGGTTACGCTCAGAAATACCCAGCAGGGTGCAGGCCAGCGAGTGCTGATCATCGTCGCTGAACCCATCGGTGTGATAAGCGGTGAACGTGCCGTGATATGGCGGGTCGCAGTACACGACATCACCGGCACGGACCATGCTTAGGGTTTCGCTATATCCCAGACATTCAAACGTCGCGCGCTGAGCCTTCACGGCAAACGCTTCGATTTCTGCCAGCGGGAAATATGGCTCTTTATAATTACCGTAGGGGTTATTAAATTCGCCGCGCTTGTTATAGCGGCAAAGGCCACGGTAGCCGTGGCGATTCAGGTAGAGGAATTGCGCAGCACGTTCCAGCAGTGGCAGCGCCGCATTGAAGTTAAAATCTTCGCGAACCTGATAATAACTTTCTTCAGTTTGATTCTGAGTAAAGAGCGATAACGCAACGACAATAAACGGGCGGGTATGCTCTTTAACCTGACGATAGAGGTTAATCAGATCGGGATTAACATCCGCTACCAGGTAGGCCGGATAATCCGTATCCATCATGACGGCACAGGAACCGGCAAACGGCTCAACCAGGCGATCACCGGCGGGCAGGTGCTTAATCAGTTCAGGCATCAGGCCGGACTTGCTGCCAGCCCATTTCAGGATGGTTTTCATAATGCCGCACCTTTGTGATGTGCGCTTTTCAGCTCACTGATTTCCTTGCAGGTCACGCACAGGGAAACGCCCGGCAGTGCGCGGCGGCGCTTCTCCGGTATTTCTTCGCCGCACGACAGGCAGAAAAACTCACTCGCCCCTGTCGGGCGGTGAATCGCGTTAGCCAGATTGCGCGCCAGCTCTTCCTGCACACGCTGCTGTACCATGTCCATTGAATCAGCCATCAGTGCAGCTCCTGCGCCTGGTTCTCAAAGCGTTCTGCTTCTTTGTCCAGCAACTCGATGATTTCCGCCGCTGACATTTCCTGTTTGCGGGCATGAATTGCCAGCGCGGCCAGGCGGATAGAAACGGATAGCGCATCATCAGAACGCTGCTCAGTTTTGGCCTTGCTCAGCAGGGCATTAAGCGCGTCTTCGTCTGCTTTAAAATTACGGGTTTGGATATTTCGCATTTCACTTTCTCCTGAATTCGGGCAAAAAAATGCCCGGCGGGTTTACGCCATTTAATTTCGTTGGGTTAATTAATTAGGTAACGTCAGATTCTTTGGAAATAAACTCACGACTGCTTTTAAGTGATTCATCGCGCTAATCAGCGCCGTTAATTCGTCACTCGTCAGTTCACTGAAATCAACGCTGTGACGTTCTTTGCTGATATTTGCCAGGAAGAAAATTGCGCTCAGTGCGCGGCCATTCTGTTCAGCCTGGTGATCGCGCTTATTACGCATATCTGTGATAAAGCGTTTGAGTTCGTGGCTGCAATCGCCATACATCATGGTACGAAGGGCAGAGATATGATTAAGCGCACTTGCACGCTGCCCTGCGTTCATCTGAACAGTGATACTTTCAGCTTTGTAACCCATGATTCTTTCCTCTCACTCGTTAATGCTGCCAGCAGTTCGGCCTGTGAAATTGCCGGGTGCCAGCGCCTGCCCTTATCTGCCGCAATCCAGCCGTGGCCGTATGCGTGGGACGGACTTTGCCGCTTCAGAAGCGGAGCCACTGAAAACGCCATATCTCAGACCATCCCGATTGATGCACCGATACCGCTTAACACATCAGCAGTACCTGAAAGTGCAGGGTTAGAATGAACGCGAGTCTGTACAGCGAGGGCCGCCAGCATCATGCAGCGAATGCCGGTATTAGCTGCTTCAACAATCCCGCGACGGCATGAGGTGGTAATGCTTGCGTGATTAGCAGCACTGGCAGCAAGCGTTCCCACCTGAGCAGAGGCATTGAGCACGTAAGCCGGAAATTTTTCAGCGGCATGTTCATTGACAGGAACACATGGCAGACAGTGCAGCTGCGCCAGCATCCCATCCATCAGAGTCGCGTCCTCGGTCAGATCAGTAAGCAGCAGCACTTCTGGAACGGTCAGCTGATGCACCTGATCAGGATTCAGCTTGTTACGAAGCGTCTGCACTTTCATGCCTGCTTGCTGGGCCAGCTCCCGCATGTTGTGAGTCAGCGCAAACTTGCGGCAGGCGTCTTCGTAGTGGTTATGGGTGGAAGTCTTAAAATCAAACATGGTCATTCCTTTGCTCAACTTAAATAATTAAGTTGTTACGCAGCGACATAGCGGCAATTGACACCTTGAGCGAGCAAACGCGCGCGGAAGGCAACCATGTTGATGCGTGCGGCACCACCAACTTTTTTACGTGGCATAACAAGAAGATCACCATCCTCAACCATCTGTTTAACGGTGCGAAGGCTGTAGCCATAAGCCTGCGCGAACTGTTCATATGTCATCAGATCGGGGCCGCTAGGTATTGTAATTTGATTGGTCATCGGGGATTATCTCCAGTTGGCAGTATTTACAGTGCATTGGCGTGCATTTTCATTAACAAAGTGGATGATATATTCCAAATGGGTTTGTGTAAACAGATCATATTGGATTATTTGAAGGGTATATGACCGATTACAACAGCGATGTTAAGGCCATACTGGAGAGAATCCTTAAATCTTATGGGGTTAGCTCACGCCCCGAGCTAGCGGAACTTCTGAAAATTCCGTTACCTACTATCCAAAATTGGGTGGCTCGCCAGAGTTTACCCGGCGATTACATCGTTCAATGCGCATTGGATACGGGAGTAAGCCTTAGATGGTTGGTTAATGGTGAACTTGCAAATGTAAGTTCAGGTGGAGTGAAGCATCCCTCTCTTAAAGGGAAGAAACTTCACGACACTATGCTGGCTAATGGCGGGCGGGCAGTGTTGGATCGCATAATGCACGCATATGGCTTTACTATGCAGAAGCAGCTTGGTGACTTGCTTGATATTCCTTCAGCGACGATGAGCGCATGGGTTCGCAGAGATTATTTTCCAGGTGATATTGTCATTACATGCGCACTTGATACGGGGGTTTCTCTTTCTTGGTTAGCTACTGGCCATGAGGATGAGACACTACCCACAAGAGATTTAGCTGATCAGCTGATACCATCCATACCTGCACGAAAACTCTCCGGAGGCACATTAGAGAATCAGGCTGATGTGAGTTTTAATCTTTCTCTTTTTGGATTTGATTTAAGTAACCCCCTCTATATTCAACGCGGCTCGATGTCATGGATCGTTGAAGGGGACGCTCAGACCATTGGCAATGGTGATTGGCTATTAGATATTGATGGAAATAAAGATATTTATACCGTGTCACGCCTTCCGGGTAATAGGATCAAAGTTACTAACAATACATCTTCATTTGAATGTTCAGAAAGTGATGTAAACCCTATTGGTTTCGTAATTCTGACAATATCCAAAAATTTATAGAGAAATTATGGTCGAATTTATTTTATTAATAATAGCGACAGTGAGCGGCATTGCTTTAGCACATATTAATTGTAAAGCAAAAAGCATCAGAGGTTTTAAAGCTTTTATGAGCCTATGTCTTGGTGGGGCAATACTGGGAACAATAATGCTTTTTAGTTTCTTAGCTCCTATGTGGGTTTCATATTCAATAGCAGCTGTATGTATTGCCATTCTAATCAATAATATATCAAAATTTAAAAAATATTTGGTTAGATAACATGTCCATCAAAAAACTGTCGTCTGGCGAATGGCTTGCTGATTTTTATTTAGATGGGCGCGGAAGTCGACGCGTCAGGAAAAGCTTTGCAACAAAAGGTGAAGCGGTAGCTTTTGAAGATTACACGCGCGCTGAGGCCGAAAACAAACCGTGGATAAAGGAGAGGGAGGACCGCCGCAAGCTCAGTGAACTAATAAATCTTTGGGATGCTCTGCATGGACAGTCGCTCAAGGCTGTAAAGTCTCGTAAGGCGAAATTAGATATTGTGTGTGCCGGATTAGGTGACCCGATAGCTTCTCAACTGACGGCAAAAGATTGGGCGCATTATCGTGATCGTCGCCTTAAAGGCGAGATTTCTAACGGCTATCACGATGATGAATCAAAGTGGAAAGTAAAGCCTATAACTGTCAACAGAGAACAAAACTATCTTGCTGCTGTTTTCAATGAACTGAAGCGATTAGGTGAATGGTCTTTACCTAACCCACTGGATGGTGTGAGGACGTTCCGTGAAGATGAAAAGGAAATGTCCTGGCTTACCTTAAAGCAGATTACAGAACTTCTTAATGGTTGCGAACTTTATGGGAAGCCAGACTTAAAGATGATATGCAAAGTTTGCCTGGCTACTGGTGCGCGCTGGACTGAAGCGGAAACCCTGACCCGTTCACAGCTATCACCTAATAAACTTTCATTCTTTAAAACTAAAGGCGGGAAAAACAGAACGGTTCCTATCCAGCCATGGCTTTATGACGAGCTAAAGGAACGGCAGGGCAGGATGTTTAAGCCATGCTATCAGGACTTCAAGAAAATGCTGGCTACTACAACTATCCAGCTTATTGAAGGCCAGAAAACCCATGTGCTTCGCCACACGTTTGCCAGCCATTTTATGATGAATGGTGGCAATATTCTGGTGCTGCAAAGAATACTTGGTCACGCTAACATCCGTGAAACCATGAAGTATGCTCACTTTGCTCCAGACCATTTAGAAGAAGCTGCGGCGCTCAATCCTTTATCAAATTTTAAAAGAGGTATTAATAATGAGTGATAATTCAAAAGAAGATGATAAAAAAATTAGCATTGAAGAAAGGTTTTTTTATGAAAGAAAGAAGCAAGGTGTTAGCAATGTTATAGAGGTAATTGCGTTTTTTATTGCTGCCAACGTTATTTTGTTAAATGGTACATTTGACGCTACCCTTAGTTATATTATTCCGGGGTATGATAGTGATTTCCATAGAATGCCTGTTTTTTCTAAGGCCTTGTTCATAACCGTTTTACATATAATATTTACGGTGGTTTATGGGATATCACCCCTACAGCTTACGTATAGAAAGCTAATAAATCCTAAAATAAGAATATCTAACAAAATCCATGCTGGTAGTGTTAGGGTGGGGAAAAATAACTCTAAGGAGATTCTTACATCCAGTCAATCTAATGGTATGCCGTCAAAATCATCGGGCAACCAAAATGAAACCGCCGAATTTTATTTCAAAGAGTTGATTTTTTCATCTCAATCTCTTTCAAAAAATATTTATAACCGTGGTAGTTTGTATTTAATGATAGGGTTAATTTGTGCTTTTGCAGGCATTGCCTTTTTTTATTCGCAGACTCATGTTGTTGATTTAAAAAAAACACCATCACAACAACTTTTGTCAATACTACCTAATTTTGGTGTTTTGTTTTTTTTAGAGTTGGTTGCATTTTTCTTTCTTCGCCAATATAGGACTATCATGGATGAGTTTAGATATTATGAAGCGATTAAACGTTCAAGAGAAGAAACATTGGCTATCATTAAGTTTACGTTAGAAAGCGGTAAAGAGGTTGATCTCGCCGAAGTGATTGAGAAGGGAAGGCTTGGTGGTAAACCTGGTAAACTTGAGGCTGGACAATCTACAGAAATTTTAGAATCAAGAAAACTCGATAAAACTGAACTTGAGACGCTCACAAAGCTTGTTGAAACGGTGGTAAGTAAGTTAGGACAGGGAACAAAATAGTGCCTACATTTTGTCTACAGAGAATGAATTTCATAGCACTTCCTTGCACCGTTTTTTAGTTTAACTGCATGTTTTTATTTTATTTTATAGATAAATCAACAGGTAAGGAAAAAAGCGTCTTAACTAAGGTATCGCTAACGCGACATCTAAAAGTTAATAGCAAACAAGGGGTTGGCATCTGCCAGCCCCTTTTTTTATGTCACTGCCAACCTTACTGCCTGCAGTTAACCGTCGTCCGGCCGCTGAAAATGATAAATCGCGGTATTAACCAGCCCTTCCTCTAAGACGATCAGGCCATAGCGACAGCCAATGAACTGACCACCGCACTTCTCAGCCACGCCCCGACTGGCCAGGTTATCCTCTGCTGCCAGAATCTCAATCACCCGGGTCTCTGGTCGTGAAAACCCCAGC